TGGTCGCTGCGGGATGATGCGAACCTGATCGAGGGAATTCGCTTCGACGAGTTCGGCAACCCGGCGACCTACTTCGTGCTGCGGCGACACCCCGGCGACACCAGCTTCTGGAAGGCCGCCCCCGGAACCGGCGGCCCCGATGATTTCGACATCCTGCCCGCCAGCGCGGTGATCCATCTGTTCCGGGCGGATCGGCCCGGTCAGTGCCGGGGCGTGCCGGAGGTGACCAGTTCGCTGTCGCTGTTCGCCTTGCTGCGGCGCTACTCGCTGGCGGTGCTGTCGGCCGCCGAGCATGCGGCCCTCCCCGGCGGCGTGATCTACACCGACGCGCCGGCTGATTCCGAGGCGGCCACGGTCGAACCGATGGACCAGGTCGAAATGGACCGGGGCACCTGGCTGACCATGCCCTACGGCTGGAAGGTCGGGCAGATTCGCGCCGAGCAGCCGACCACGATGTACGGCGACTACACGTCGAAGGTACTCAATGAGATCGCCCGGCCGCTGAACATGCCCTACAACATCGCCTCGGGCAACAGCGCGGGCTACAACTACGCCTCCGGCCGCCTGGACCACCAATCCTTCTTCAAGTCCATCCGAATCGACCAGCAGCGCGTCGCGGACATCGTCCTCGACCAGGCGCTGCGTGCGTGGATCAACGAAGCGGTATTGATCGAAGGATTCTTGCCCGCATCCGTCCGCACGCTCGACGCGGTCGCCAGCGGCTATCCCCACCAGTGGTTCTGGGATGGCATCGAGCACGTCGATCCGGCCAAAGAGGCCAACGCCCAAGCCACGCGGCTGGCCAGCAACACCACGACGCTTGCGGCGGAATACGCCAAGTGCGGACTGGACTGGGAATCAGAGCTTCGCCAGCGGGCCAAGGAAGTGATGCTGATGAATGAACTGGGGCTACCGACGGCGCAGGCGACGCCTGCCGCATCGGCTCGCCCGAATCCCCCGGATCAGGAGAACGACGATGAGCCAAGCGCTCAAGACCAATATGCCGACTGAGGCTGCGCCCCTGGCCCTCACGGCGAGTTTCCAGATCGAGGCGGCCCCCGGCCCTGAAGCCGGTGGCGCTTCGGCTCTACCGAAGTTTCGCATGGTCGCCTACACCGGCGGGCCGATGCGGATCGCCGGCTGGCGCTACCCGGTGGTCGTGGACCTGGCGGGCCTGGCGATTCCCAGCCAGAACCGGCCCATCCGCTTCGGACACGACGCCAGTTCCGCCGGCGGAGTCGGCCATACCGATGCGATCCGCGTGGAGGCCGGGCAACTGGTCGCCACGGGTGTCGTTTCGCGCGATACGGCGGCGGCCAAGGAGATCGTGGTATCGAGCAAGAACGGATTCCCCTGGCAGGCCAGCATCGGGGCCAGCGTCGAGGAGTTCGAGTTCGTCAAGGAAACCCAGAAGACAAGCGTCAACGGCCGCACCTTCGACGGCCCCGTGAACGTCGTCCGCAAGGCGACGCTCGGTGAGATCAGTTTCGTGGACCTCGGTGCCGACGGCAATACGTCCGCTCAAGTGGCGGCATCGTCTCCCGGCACCACCCCTGTACAAGAAAAGGAGACCTCCATCATGGAAGGCAATGCTTCGGCCAATGTGAACCCGACTTCGACTCCCGCGACCCCGCAGACCGCTGCGTCCCCAACTGCGGCCGCTCCCGCGCCGGCCGTGCCCGCCGTCCAGGCAGCCGCGTCGAACCCGGCCGCTTCCATCAGCGGTGAGCGGACGCCCGATCAGGTCCGCGCCGAGGCGCTGGCCGAGACCACCCGCATCGCGGCAATCCGCAAGCTGTGCGCTCCGGTCCCCGGCAGGGTCCACTTCGCCGAGATCGAAGCCAAGGCCATCGCCGAGGGGTGGGATGCGACCAAGACGGAGTTGGAGGTGCTGCGCGCTGGCAGGCCCCGGGCTCCGCTTCCGGGGGCCGGCGCGGCGCAGGGCGCACCGATGGGCTTCGCATTCTCCGGTCCCGGCGCGGTGACGCAGGATATGCTCGAAGCGGCATGCTTCCTCGCCGCGGGCCTGACCAAGCCCGAGGAGCACTGCCAGGAGCAGGCGCTCGAGGCCGCGAGCAAGCGGTTCCGCCACGGGCTCGGTTTGCAGGAACTGCTGCTGGAGGCGGCGCTGGCCAACGGCTACGTCGGCCACTCGTTCCGCTCCGACCCGCACACCATCATGCGCATGGCCTTCCCGACCAAGGAGCAGATCCAGGCGGGGTTCTCCACCATCGACATCGGCGGCATCCTCTCCAACGTCGCCAACAAGTTCCTCCTCGAGGGGTTCTTCTCGGTCGAGCGCACCTGGCGGAACATCTGCGCCGTCCGCAATGTCGGCGATTTCAAGACCGTGACCAGTTATCGCCTCATCGGCACCGACCAGTATGAGCAGGTGTCGCCCGATGGGGAGCTCAAGCACGGCACGCTGGGCAACGAGACCTATACCAACAAGGCCGAGACCTATGGCCTGATGCTGGCGATCAACCGCCAGGCGATCATCAACGACGACCTGGGTGCAATCACCACGGTGCCCCGCAAGCTGGGGCGCGGCAGCGGCCTGAAGATCAACGACGTGTTCTGGACCATCTTCCTGAACAATGCCGCGTTCTTCACCACCGGCAACCGGAATTACCTGGCCGGCGCGACCACGGCGCTGGGCATCGACGCCCTAAGCGCCGGCGAGCAGACGTTCCTGGACCAGGTGGACTCCGATGGCAAGCCCATCGGCGTGATGCCCGCGATCATGCTGGTGCCCACGGCGCTCTCGGCGACGGGCACGCAACTATTCAAGAGCGTGGAAATTCGAGACACCACCAGTTCCACCAAGTATCCGATCGCCAACCCGCATCAGGGCAAGTTCCGCGTGGAGGTCAGCCGCTATCTGGGCAACGCCAGATACGCCGGCAACAGCAGCAAGGCCTGGTATCTGCTGGCCGACCCCAACGACCTGCCGGTGATCGAGGTCGCGTTCCTCAACGGCAACGAGTCGCCCACCATCGATTCGGCCGAGGCCGAGTTCAACGTGCTGGGCATCCAGATGCGCGGCTACCACGACTTCGGCGTCGCATTGCAGGACGCCCGTGGCGGCGTGAAGAGCAAGGGCGAGGCGTAACCCCCGGAAGCCCGGCACATGAATCCCCGGCACTAACCGTAACTTCGGCTTCTGAACCGCTGAGATAGGAGATACCCATGCCTGCGATTTTCATTCAAGACGGCGACAGCATCGACTACACCCCCGGCGCGGATGTCGCAGCCGGGGCGGTGGTCGTCCAAGGCGATCTGGTTGGCGTGACCAAGCGCGCCATCCCGGCCAACACCCCCGGATGCCTGGCGGTCACCGGTGTCTTTGACTTCCCCAAGGCGACCGGCGGCGGCACCGCCATCGCTGCCGGCATCAACGTCTACTGGAACGCCGCCGCACAACAGGCGACGGCCACGGCCAGCGGCAACAAGCTGATCGGCAAGACCACCAGGGCCGCCGCCGATGCCGACGCCACGGTGCGCGTCCGGCTGATGCAGTGATCCGCGAATCGGAGGCGCGACCGTGGCGGACCTGTTCGAGCGAGCTTCGGCTTGGCTGGAAGACCAGCGTGTCAAGCACATGACGCGAACGGTCGTTTACCAGCGCGGCGTCGAGACGCTTGAAGTACTTGCCACGATCGGCCAGACGGTGTTCCAGATCGACGACGGTGCGGGCGCGCTGTTGCGAGTCGAGAGCCGGGATTACCTGATCGCGGCCTCTGACCTGGTACTGGGCGGCCTTCCGGCGGTGCCGCAACGCGGGGATCGCATCCGCGAGACCCAGGGAACACAGGTGTTCGTGTACGAGGTGATGGCCCCGGGCGACGAACCCTACTTCCGCTGGAGTGACCCGTACCGAAGGACGCTGCGGATTCATACCAAACAGGTGGATGTGGAGACGACATGACCGAGAGCAAGCCAAAGCAAATTGAATGGGCTGGTTGGGCCGGCGTCCTCGTGACCTCCATCGTGGCGTTGGTCGCCATCACTGTGCAATGGGGCGTGGTGACCACCAAGCTGGACAACTTGGAGAAGCGGCTGGACGAAATGATCTTCGAGAGCCGTTCCATCCGCGATCAGTACCAGTCCATTGAGCGCCGCCTGGCGACCCTGGAGGGTCAGCATCAGGCTCAGGGGGCGGCCGGAAGGAGTACGCCATGAGCCGCCGTTGGCTGGGCAGCGCGGATGTGGAGGTTTCTACGGCCGGGGCATTGACCGTTCACGGGCTGATTCCAACGGCCGAACAGGACTTGCCTCCTCTGGTGCTGGCCGATGACCTGAATCACGAATTGCCCCTGCCCGAACACTGCGTTGTCCTGCTGCTCAAGGCGGATGGCGACTTTGTGGAGGGCCA